GTGTTTTGGGCCCGAGGGCCCAATATGTACACACGGCAAAGCCGTGCTATAGCCTGCACCCCTACATGCAGACCTGGAAGATGGTGAAGATGTTACCGGAGGTAGTGCGTTTAGATAACATACCAGCGTCAGCGTATGATAGACGACCGATAAAGTTCTTTGTGATTGAAGCTGGCCCGAAGGCAAACTCGCGCACTGGACCAGTCACGGTACCGCCAGCGGCGACGACAAGTTCTCGAATGTCGTCATCGGATAGGCGGTTCTTCACTAGGGATAAGAGCGGATACTGACTCAGAAAACCACCCCGCTCACTGGACACGACCAACTCTGACGAGTTGACGTAGCCGAGAGGCTGTGGGATGGTCTTGGCCCGTAGCTCAAAGTGTGGTTTAGACCGAAGACCCGGGATGACGCGCCCTTTTGAATAGCTAGAGGCGGCCATGACCCGCGAAATGTCACCACCACACTTCGATAGTGCGAGGGCCTCGACTTCTGAGGTGTGATCCGTGAGGTAGGCGTTGGTGGCGTGTGTTGGCCACCGGGGATCATGTTTAAGCTCTTCAGGAGGGGGCCTGATGAGCCGGTACACCCGTAGCGGTCCCGTCGTGTCGAACACGGGGGAGCCATCAATGGACGCGCGCCCGGCGAGGAGATTGACAAGTGAGCGTATTCCAAGACCAAAGGTGTGGCGCAGGGCCGGGCCGATGAGCCTGGGTAGATCCTCGAACTGGGAGCGGTTACATAACGAGCGGACGCCATTGATGGCAGTAAGTAACGCCTCCTCTCCGGCTAGGGGGTCCAAGTTGGCCCAGTTGCCGCATACGAAACTACCGACGGAGCGTGCAAAGTACCCATATGCACCGGTTTTACCGATTGCAATCCTCAGGAACTCTGCTGTTTCGAACCCGACACTCTGCTTAGTGGGATTCATTCTGCACCCGTAATCACGCGCAGAACGGAGGATGTGATCACAGTCAGCGAGTGTCGGGGGCCGCACGTAGACATCGTCTCCCGTGTGAATAGAAGGGAGGGAGTCGAAATAGTGGCCACCAAGGGCATGGCGCAGATAAGCCGCGTTTAAGACACTGTTTATGAACGTAGTGCCGCGGTGGCCGCTCATGAGAGTACCTTTGACGTGCATGCGGTCAGAACCGATCGTGATGTACTCCTTATCAAAGGAGTCGCGTAGTACGCGAGAGTACCATTTGGGGGCACCGACGCGTTCGCAAAGCACGTCAAAGACCATCTGCATCGTGGCTGTAGAGTGCGCGGAGTTGAAATCATCGTAGTCGAGCATTAGATTAACCCCGCCACCGCGCTGTAGAGCCTGGACCTTTTTGACGATACCGACGTGTCCCCCGAAACCAGGATCGAGTAGCACACGCGAATTGCGCCATGAACGCTGTACCGGTCCAAGTATCCACTCGAAAGCGAAGTATGAACGGGTATCGCAGGCAAAGATAGCACGAGTCTTGCCGCACTCAAGCTTGGCGGATGCGGATACATCAGTCACACCGTCCCAAGAAGAGACGGGCTCATGGGTCAGCGCCTCAGACGCCATGCGCCTGTACATGCGATCATGTGTCTCAGACAGGAGCTCTGTGGGCAGGCCAAGTCCGCGTGCTGAACGTGCGGTCTGACTACCGTTTACGCACCAAGCCCACCTCGCAGACCACCACTCATTTAGGTCAGGGAGGACGACCTCCCTGCCGGAGAGCTCCGCCTCAATGATGGCCCGGACGTGTCCTCGGAGAGCATGTGGGTCCGGTTGAAGTAACTTCTCGGCGACACGGGTGGTGTCGCAGCGGTACGCAGCCTCGGAATAAAGATCGAGGTCACCGACAGCACGGCCCTGGAGCGAGGGCATCTCGCAGAGCAGGGCACCGAGGGAAGTACCGTTAGCACCAAGCGCCTTAAGGGCGGTGGATAGACCTTTCGCACCCTTGGGTGAGCGAAAAGCCCAAATGGCAATGGCGAGGCCACGGTGTCCGAGGTGGTGGTGTAGGCCGGCTGCATATATCAGAACTGAGCAGAACTGGTCGTCGGTGAGACGGCCAGCGCACAGCGCAATTACAGCCCCTGTAACCTGGGAGCCGAAGATGGAGGAGAAAGATCTCGCGAGTGCGCATGCTGTGACGTTAGGCTTAGAGCCAGCAGCAGCGAGCTTCTTCACGGGGAAACACTGATCCCGGACAACCTCGCTGTTAAGGAAGGTGGCGAGAATGGCAGGACCAGAACGGGAGAGTGAACGATTCTTGATGGGGAGGTAAGAGTGCGCATCAGCCAATACGAGATCGATGCGACCGAGGGGGTTGAAGGGAAGGTGGAGGCTGAGCGAGGCCAACCGTATGATGTCAGACCGGCGCAGCTGAATTTGTAAAGGGAAGGGGAGACAAAGTAGTGATATTGCTGCCGGCAGCAATTGATTGAGGGAGGCAATCGAACCTGAAACATTCCTAAGACGGATGAGGTCATCTGTGAAAGTTGACACACCGAATTGGGAATAAACCTGGGGGAACCGAGAGAGTATACCGAGAAGAGATTCACCGAGCGGACCGTACTCAAGGGCACGTTTAGCGAGGGCTTCGATCATTAATTGGTCGCCCCGTTAGGCGGGGGAACGCCGAGGATACCGGGGGCAGGGGCAAGAGGAGCTTGAGGATCGTGGTCATCATCATCGCCGCCAGGTGGGGGGCCCGGCGGTGGTCCCGGGGGGATGGCTCCACCCGCACCCCCGCCACCACCCGGACCCGCGCGCGCTACTTGCGGGTAACGTACAGGTTGATAGTGGGGAACAGCTGGGCGTTGTTCACCGTCGGGCTGCCTGATGGCGTCGTGGGCGACCTCGCCGCCGGCGTTGGCCGCACGAGTCCAGCCACTTGCACCACCGGGGGTGCCGTGGCGGTCGACCTCGAAGGGGGGCGGAGCGACAGAGCGCATTACAGGGGCAGTAGTGAGCGTCGGCATCTCGGCGACATCAGCGCGACCATAGAGCTTGAGGCGGGCGGTCGCGGCGGAGAGTTCACGGGCTGCGCGGGTTTTGGCCCGCCTGACAGTTGAATCCCGGGCATTAGATGGACCGGACGTCAGTCCCATGGGGCGGCCAACGTGTATTGTTACCTCAGAGGTGAGGAACTCACGAGCAGTCGGGACGTGTTCGGGAGTTGGGAGGCCTTCGTCATCGAATGTCAGATGTTTGACAAGGAAACCGACGGTTCCGGCGAGATTGAGCATTTCTCCAGGAGCGGGGAAGGGAGACTGGCCGCGTACCCATAGGTAATCGGTAAAGGGCAAAGAAGCCTCAACACGGTCTCGGACGGGCTGGTGTGCGACACAGCCCCCTGGGTGGACGATGGCGTTGGGGTCAAGCTGTCGTACAGGTATCGCCCCAAGGCCGTTAGCAGGGTGACCGAGCCAGTGCAAGAAGAGCCAAGAAGTCCGCGGGAATCTCATCAACGCGTGGTAGGCGGTGAACGTAGTGTCGGGGGACCCGACCGAGACTAGATCCTCGAAAAGATCGCGACTACGGACCGTGTCCCGCGTACCGAATGAACCTGCTCCACACGCCTCGGCCTGAGAACCGAGGAGGTCGTGGGGGATGAGAGAAGTAGGCTCGATCCAGAAGAAGGGGGCGACCGACGGGTACCGGAGGTGACGATTGTCGCCGTTCATGAGGGTGACAGCGGCGCACATGTGAGACACGGCCCGGTCAGTCTGCCCGTCAGCGGCAAAGACACGACCCAGCCCGGCAATGTACGCAGGGGCAAAGGCACCAATCGAGGTGGCAAGCTGAGCGTGGATGCGGTGTGACATAGCGGGAGTGCCTGGCAACTCATCACCGGGTCGCCCCTCGATGTCAGCCACGGAAGTGCCCGAGAAGAAGGTCGGGAACCAATATCCGTTGTGTGTTATACCGGGATCACAGTGGGAAACGAGCCCGGCAGTGATAAGAGCAATCGAGTCGACATAGGACGCAAGATCGCAACCATTGTTGGAAGCGATCGCGGGCAAACCGCTGTACGGTGTAAGGCCGTAGTGGATGCCACCGAAGGGGGCAGCAAAGGCGGAAGATCTGAGTAAGTCACGGGTGATCCCACCCTCGTCAGTATGCGCCACAACGGAAACAACACGATGAATCCCGCGTGTCAGAGCGTACGCAAAGAGCGGTCCCTGATCGCAGGCGATCATGTTTGCACCGAGGATACGCAAGGCATCGACGCGGGCACGGAAAATACCGTCAGAGTCGACGAATGGGATGATCGGCTGACGGGTAGTAGCATCAAGCTCAATCACGTCTGTCGCGACCGAAGACCCCTCGCCGGCCACGGCGTTAGCTAGGACGGAGAAAACGTCTCCGGTAATGACGGAGTTGACGAGCCGAGGGACAAAGACGGTGTTCGCAAGCGAGTTAACAGGACCGTCATAAGTGGAGAGTGCGTTCACGGTGAGCGCCCTACCAGCGCGGAGGTCGGTAGAGGTAACATCGCCATAAACACTCTGTGCGGCGATACACTTCCCGAGCCTCTCGACGATGGCAGCGAGCGACGAGCTACCAAAGGAGGCGGAAAAGTTCGTGAACTTCTTCGCGAGACCAACGAAATCCTCGGCGAGGACGGCGGAAGTATCGTAGGCCGTCTCGATGGCGACGGTACGCTCGCCGGTCTGCGCAAGGGCCTGGCCCTTAGTGTTGTGGACGCGACCTACTTCATAAGTAATCTGGGCAATGCGCGCGTCCTCATTTCCCCCGATAGTAGTACTGGTACGGCAATTCGAGCGGTAACGCCGGAAGGTAGTACCAGCGTCGAGCGCACCTCCTCGGGGGGTGGAGATGACAGACGCGAGTAGAGAGTTACGGACGGTGGTGGCCATCGGGAACTTGAGGGTTGGGTGGTGCAGGGGTGGTAGTGTGTAAATCCGTTAAGCGTAGGTGGGATCAACGGAACCCTCCCCCACATACACAGAACGGCCGATTCTATCAGGGAAACTCCTCTTTCGGGGAGATGTGATATAGGTCTGGCGAACCAAGGCTTACACACTGCTGCGACCATGCCAACTGGTCGGGTCCGGCTCCCGAAGGAGGTGGGACATATAGACTTGTCGTACGAGAAGAACTCCCTTAGACCACACTGATGTGCTAGCACACGTAGTTACCCGGATCAATGTAACTACCCTTATCAGTTCGGACCCCGTTAATGGCCGGGGGCAGCGTGCCTGTTGTTCTAAACCATCATTAGTGGTTATACCGATCGAATCGGTCCAGGCTTCCGTCCTCGAGGTGGTTGGGAGCAAACAGGCGCAAACGACGGGTTGCGCAGGACTGTTTTTCA